GCAGAGGATCCTGAGTTCGAGACTTTCTATACGAAGAACATTCTTCTTAATGAAGGTATGAGAGCTTGGATGTCATCTGTCGATCAACCACATGAGAACTTTGTGTTCCCAGAGGAAGTATTGCCAAGAGGTAATGCACTCTAAATAGAGATGAGACATCGTTCGTGCGGTCTCTACAAAAGTCGGAACTTTAAAGACCCTATCTAGTATAGGGTCTTTTTTTATATGGATTTAGATGAGCAAATAAAATTAGGTCATCTTCTTTTGGAAGAGAGGGTTTGTAGGGTCTGTAAGGAGAGAAAGAATCTCTTACAGTCTTTTTATCGTGTTCGTAAAAACATGAACCTTCTATCGTCTTATTCGTACGAATGTAAGGAGTGTACGATAAAGAGAATAACCTCAAAAAGAAAAACCAATACTGATGTTGGAGGATGGACATATCCAGATTGGTGATTTGCAAACATTTCATTATGTGATACAATACCTCTATTGCTAAATACCCCATGTTAACGATGGTTTATTTTATTGGACTACTCATGGTACTAACCGTAGTAGCTTTCGTTTATTATCTTGGACTTTACAACCCCCACAAATAACAATTATGCACGGCAATTTAGAACCTGAAGAAAACGTTTGGACTGGTAACGCAGGTAGACCAGACGATGATGCGGAGTATGTTAATGATCTATGGGAGGATATGGATCGTCTCAATGCGTTATATGAAGAAATGATGTGGCCTCATGATGATGTATTGGAATTTGTTCCAGATCATGAGAAGAGTAGAATCATTATCAAGAACAGATCTATGGAGGAAAGGAAAAATGGTGGAAGATAACTTTAATAATTTCACAGTTTTTTCAAAAGAAGGTTGTCCTTATTGCATTAAAATAATTGAGGTGTTACAATTGTCAAAGCAAAAATATGTTGAGTATAAACTCGATAGAGATTTTGACAGAGCTGGTTTCTATCATGAATTTGGTAGTGGTTCAACTTTCCCTCAAGTAGTCTTAGACGGCAAGAAACTTGGAGGATGTACGGATGCCGTTCGATATCTAAAGGAGAACAATTTAGTGTGATGAAAAAAGTTGACGACTTTGAAACTGTATATGACATGATTGAACATGCCATTGAACTTGCGTTTGATGGTAAGATGCAATTAAAATTTTATGATTTTTTGAAGTATCGTAAAACAAAAAGAAATGAAGTGGATGCTTTCATTGAAAGCTCTACTGCTGCTGAAATATCAGAACAGGTATTGGAATTGGAAGAATATATTAAGGGTGGTGCTGATAGTGATCATAAACAATTGCGTGAAGCATATGGTCATATACCAAAACCTAAAGCAAGAAAAATAAAAGCATACTTGTACGGTATACTAGAAGATGCATGGAGGTATCAACGTGACCGAAGGCCAGGAAGAAGAAAAAAGACCTCTAAATAATCCTGAACTCCAAATAAATCGAGGAGTTGAATTACTATTAAGAAATAGGAGGAAGAAAAAACCAAAACCTAAAAGTTTTCAGATAAAATTTGGAAATTTAGTTTCTTTTTGTAATAGAGAAATTGTTTTTCATTTTGATTTTTATCTAGACATTAATAAAAAGTAAAAATTTTTTCGGAGTAGTGCCATGTCAGAAACAATAGTAGTAACGTTGACACTTATGACACTTGTGTCTATCCTTGCATTATTGGTAGGTGGTATGATAGGATGGATGGCAAGACAACATTCATATGAAACTACTCCACCAGTAGTCTATTCTCATCCAGAGATGTTTGACGCAAATGGGAATGTTCTTCCCGATGAAATTGTAGCCCTAAGATTTGAAAATAACAACCATGACACCAGCGAAGACAACGACGAAGAAGACTAAGACAGCACCAAAGAAAAGAACTTCTCGTGCTCCTAGTGTAGATTCTCTACCCACCAATCCATTTGTGTTTGAAGTATTAGATTTAGCTTCAAAACAAAAAACAAAACCTAAAAAGGTAGAGGTTCTAAAAAATTATGAACATGATTCTGTTAAATCTGTATTGATTTGGAACTTTGATGAATCAATTCGTAGTTTAATTCCTGAAGGTGAAGTGCCTTATGGTGATGGAGATCAACAACAAATTTTTAGTGGAACACTATCAGATAACATTGCAAGAGAGGCTGCTGGAGGAGAATCTGCCACGGGTCAAGATTTAGATGGTAGAAACAAAACTTCTCTTCGTAGAGAATGGGTTAATCTTTATAATTTTGTTGAGGGTGGTAATCCAAATCTCAATGGAATGCGTAGAGAGATTATGTTTATTAACTTACTTCAAGGATTACATCCCAAAGAGGCAGAATTATTAGTTCATGTTAAAGATAAGAAGTTGGTTGATTTGTATGATATTGATTTAAATGTTGTCAAGACAGCATATCCAGACGTTCAATGGGGAGATAGAACATGACTGCACCAGTAGGAAAAGCACCATCACCATCCAAAACAGATAGAGAAGAAGTAGAACAAAAGATTGAGGATAAATTTAAAGCTGTTGATTATTCCTGTGAAATTCTTTTAGAGGATACTACTCAGGAAAAAGCAGTGGATAAAAAATTCCCTACAGATGCTTTTATTGTTAAGTATGTTGTTGAAGGAAAAGAACGTGTTGACTTAACTCGCTCCTCTAAGATGGTTAATGTCTTTGATTTTTATTTTGATCGTTTCGGTAAGGGTGCAGTTCAATCTATAGAATTTGGATATGGAAGTATAAACCCATCACAATGGGGATACAAAACACCACCAAAACGTAAAAAGAGGAAAGGTTAATGTCTAAGAATAAAGATAACGATGAATTACTCAGATCTCAAATCAATGATATCATTGAAGCAGATATTCAGCTTGGTATTAATGATTACTTAGAAGAAAAAGAAAAGAAGAAAGATTCTGGAATTGGATTTTCTGATCCTGATGCAGGTGCTAATAAATTAAACGTTAGAGTATCTAGAGATGAAGTAGATAAAATACTTAGAGAGTATAAAAGGATTAAGAAAGCAGAAAGATCTAATTTGGGAGAAGTAAAAAAACTAGGTTTAACTGATCAGTTCGGTAGACAGTTGTAAAACCGTATCACTAAATACAAAATTACTTGCATATATAGTATACATGTGTTATTATTAACACAATCGTTCATCCCCGTTGAGGGGACGCAAGTAAGCCGACTCGGAACGGATCGTTCATCTTATGGACATTTTAATCGCTACACTTTTATCTTGTGCTGATGCAAAAGGTATTATCAATAAGATATCACCTTCTGTTGATTATAAGTCTGAAATAGTTAAAACTATTCAGAGTGGAACTGAGAAAGGATGTGCATGGGACGCAAAAGCCGACTAAAGGAACGGATTAAAACCCCTACTACTTTGGAGAAAGCCAATGGCAAAAGTCACTTACCGTGGAGTCGAGTACGACTCTGCAGAGTACAACAAGAAAGTACTCGCTGAAGCAGCAAAAAACAGAAACTTCGATCTAATGTATCGTGGTATCAAAGTAAAAAGCAAGGCAGTTCCTTGCAGTTAAAACATAAGGAGGGTGGACAACCCTCCTTTTTTATTATATAATAATATCAAACATCAAATATCAATGAGAGAACAACTAATTAAAGCATTATTAGCACATGCTCAAGGAGATATTCAAAAACATGTTGCGAATGTAGAAGTATATCTTACTAATCCAGCAGGGATAGGGGAGCATTCTGACATAACAGAGGCAATAGAAACAGAATTAAATATTATTGCTAAATATCAGGATCAAGTAGATGTAATTAATAAGTACTTTAAGCACAAATGAACAAAGGAAAATTAAAAGTTCTACTGATGGCTCTTAAAGAAATTGTATCTGAGTTAGAATCAGAAATTTATTCTGACATTGATGCATACAAGCAAGAAAATTACAATGATCAAGTAGGTGCATTAGCCGACTATGATGAAGTATTTGAGGATGATGAATGACTGTAAAACTTATTAGTGTTACTCCCGATGCGGAACAACTCATGGCATATATTGCCAGAGTATCTAATCCATCTAATCAGGATAATGAAAACTATTCAGGACTACTAAAGTATTGTATAAAGCATAATCATTGGAGTGTCTTTGAGCAGTCTACTATGACTCTTGAGATAGAAACCACTCGTGCTATTGCAGCTCAGGTATTAAGACATAGAAGTTTTACCTTCCAAGAGTTCTCGCAGAGATATGCTGCTAGTACTGCATTAGGTGAGATTGATTTACCAGAACTTCGTAAGCAAGATTTAAAGAATCGTCAAAACTCTACTGATGATTTAGATCCTGAGACAGTTGATAAATTTGAACGTCAGATGATCACTTTGTTTAGTTCTGCAAAGAGTCTTTATACTCAGATGCTAGATGCAGGAGTTGCTAAAGAGTGTGCTAGAATGGTATTACCACTCTGTACTCCTACCAGAATCTATATGACTGGTTCATGTCGTTCTTGGATACATTATATTAATCTAAGGTCTGCACATGGAACTCAGAAAGAACATATGATAATTGCAGAGGGATGTAGAAAGGTGTTTACCGAACAATTCCCTGCAGTGTCTGAAGCCCTTGAATGGGTCTAAATAACTATCCATTATTGTATTCATATGGCAACATATCCTGTTATTAATCAACAAACTGGTGAACAAAAGGAA